TGGCAGGACTTTGCGCACAGCGTCCGAACACTTCACCACTTGTTGTATCGTTGATTTCCTGCATCTTTACGACCATCTTTCCGTTGCTCGTGTAATTAAAGGCGATGTCGAAGTGGTCGTCGTACAGATAGATGGCATTGACAAAGGTTTTTATCAGCCGCTTTTGGCAATCACGGTCTGTCATGTTCGTTGCGGCCATGTCATGCAGGAAAAACAGAATCATATCTCGCGTGAGCTTAAAGCCCCCGGCAAGACCCGCCTCAGCGCGGGCCACGCTGAGGGCTTGTTTTTGGTCTGTCAGTTCATCCATGCGGGCTTTCGTCATCTCATTGATGATACCCATTTCGATGGCTTTCATCACATTGGATAGCGCCCTATCCACATCGGCAATTTGCTTGTCCAGCGCCTTGATGGTATCGCCGGATGTGTCGCTGCGTTCATAGACTGCCCACACCTGATCGGCGATGTATTCCAGTGTAGCCTCATCGCTCAGCATTTTGCTGATGACCCTCAGCACCATCGGCTCTATGACATCCTGCCGCACCGGCTTTTTGCTGCACGACTTTTTCTTTTTGCGATTCCAGCAGGTATAGTAGCTGTGTTTGGTGCCGTTGCGTCCGTGGCCGCTCTCCCCTACCATCATCGCGCCGCAATGACCGCAGAACAACTTATCGGTCAGCAGGTATTCGGTCTTAGACCATACCCGCGCCGGGGCGCGGCGGTTTACCTTGAGCATTTCCTGCACTTTGTCGAACGTGGCCCGGTCAGTCAGCGCAGGCATACCACCTTCATTGCGGATGTCGTGAAAGATGTACACGCCGGTGTACTTCTCATTTTTCAGCAGGCGGTGCAAGCTGTTGACGGTGAACTCGCCGCCGCGCGTTGCCCTGACCCCCTGCACGTTGAGCCATGCGACGATTTCTGAGATTGTCTCGCCGTTGGCATATCGTTTGAAAACCTCTGTCACGAATGGGGCAGTTTTGGGGTCAACCTCATATCGCTTGGTGTCGGGGTTGACTTTATAGCCGATGATGTTGCAACCGCCTACGGTTTGGGACTTCTTGGCGCTCTCACGCTGGCCCCGGCGCACGTTCTGCGCTAGTTGGAGTGAGTAGTATTCTGCCATGCCCTCAAGCACGGAATCCAGAATAACGCCCTCCGGGCCGTCCGGCACATCCTCTGCAACGCGCTCCACCCTGACTCCGTTCTTTTTGCAGCGATAGCGATTAAAGGCGATTTCTTCACGGTTGCGCCCGAATCGGTCAATCTTCCATAGCAGGATTACCCCGAATTGATGCGTTGCGGTATCGGACAGCATCTTTTGAAATTGCTCTCGATCATCATTGCGCCCTGTCATCGCCCGATCCGCATAGATGTGGATTATCGTGTAGCCTTTGCCCTCCGCATATTTTTGCGCCGCTGCAATCTGCCCTTCGATGGATTGCTCGGTCTGTCCATGGGACGAATACCGCGCATAAATTACGGCTGTTTTATCTACTGAGCTCAAAATACCACACCCCCATTTAACGAAAATAGGCTTAAATTTGCAATTAAGGCTTTGATTTTGTGCTTAAAAAGCCAAGTCAGAATTGAAAAATGATTGCTATTTTAGGAAACCCAAAACCGCAATAAACAAAATGCCGAATATTACTGTTGCCGCTATAGACCCAATTTCTCCGTTATTGAACTTTTTATAATCTTCATCGAGGTCTTTTTGTGTCGTGAAGTCAAAAGTGTATCCGCAATCTTCGCAGTAAGCCATGTTTTTACGCTGAATTTTCTTTTCCCCCGATGCGAATCTGACATTAGCAACTCTTGTAGATCTGCCCGTACCAGTTGTTCCACTGCTCACATACTTAAATTTTATGCGCTGGCCGCCGCACATTGGGCATACTCGTTCTGATGGTCTGACTTTCGCAATTTTACGCTTTGCAAGGGCGCATCCTATGGCAAGGAAAAGAGAAAGCATAAATGCTACTGCTACCACCGCAATGCCGAGCATCATATACAGCGCTACCACAATAATTATTGAGATAATTGTAACCATGTTTTATACCTCCGCTTCGTTATTGGAGCATTAAACTTCCGTGTTATATTCTGGCAGGCCACGGCAGATGCCAACAGCCACACCCTCAATACGTAATTCGTTGATTTCTTCTTTTATGTAGGTCATTGGTGTGAAACGAGGGTTTTCCGGGTGCAAGATTACTGTATCTCCATGACGATAGAACCGTTTTAGCGTTGCTTCGTCATCAATCAATACTGCCGTGATTTGTCCATTTGCCGCTGTCAACTGTGAGCGGATGCACACCAGATCACCATCACAAATAGTCGGCGACATTGAATCCCCTTTACACATGAGGGCAAAGTCTGCCCGCCACATAGATGGTACGCTGATGTACATTTCAACATTTTCTTCCGCGAGAATGGGAGTGCCACAGGCAATCGTGCCAATCAGCGGCACAGTGCTCATTGCAGGCATTGGTATGAAGCCTTTCGGGACAGCCTTATTTTTCGCCGCCTCTTGCGCAGCATCTTGTTCCATTGCCTGCCAATCATCCCACATGAGGCGGCTGTTGCCTTGGTGCTTTTCATTTAGCTCATTTCTTATGCTGTCTGGAATAGCGTCAAGTCGATTATCCGGGTCATTATCCCAATCATAATCATCTGTTGTCCACCCTATTAAATACTCAGGTGTGGTTTTTAATGCTCGTGCAAGTGCAACTATTTTACTGTGGTACGGGTCGATTTTGCCTGCTTCGATTTTCGCAATAGTTGAGCGCGTTCCATATCCGACCGCCTCAGCAAGTGCAGCCTGCGAAATTCCAAGCCGTTTTCGACATAGCTTAATTCTATCACCTATGGAATCCATATAAACCTCCATACATCGTAATGTCTAAATTTTTCTTTATACAGTATTCTACTATAAGTGTGATTAAAAATCAAGTTTTTTTTATTTTTTTCAAAAAAGTTGTTGACATATAATCACCTTAGTGCTATGATGCGTGTAGTGATAAATAATCACTTTCCAACAGAACAGAGAGGAGGGTTGATTGAATGTTCAATAGTTTAATGCTTGAAATTGCGATTACTCGTTCGCAAATTTCAAAACGTGATCTCGCAAAAAAACTCGGTATATCGGAACAAGGGCTGTACAACAAGTTGAATGGCATTAGTGAATTTAAGGCTAGCGAAATCCGCGCACTGTCTGATGAATTGTCCTTGTCCTCACAAGAACGAGAGGAAATTTTTTTCGCAAAAGGGTGATTATTTATCACTCTTTTGAACAAGAGGTGACAGTAATAGAAAGCATCAAATTCAACTTCGACCAAATCCCTGAAAAGGAAGCCCGCGTTTTGGGCCAAACACTTCTTGATGCCTGCAAGAAATTCTACTCTGATCCTAAAAACCTTGCCGCGTATGAGGCTTGGGAAGCACAGCAGGAGGCTGAACATGAATAAAGCGTTGAACGTTGTAGGCCGTATCCTGATTTTCTGTGTTGGCGAGGTTTCTATGTACTTTGCCATGACGGATCCGGTCGTTCACATCATGCTAGGCGATGACATCAACGCACCACGGCTCTTGATCAGCTGGGCCGCCTTGATCCTCACCGCCATCATTGATGACAATGCACTCCCCGTTTTCAATTACGACAAGGGCAACAATGTCCACGTCAAATAAATTTTTTGGAGGTAACACACCATGATCGAACTGAAAGTAACCGTTGACGCTCCTGAACTGAGCGTCGCCATCAACCATCTGGCCGATGCCATTGAAAGCAAGGGCACTGATGCCCCCGCCGCTCCGGTAAAAAACTCCCGCAGCAAGAAAGCCACTGCCAAGACTGCCCCGGACGCACCTGCGGTTTCTGCTCCTGCCCATTCTGAACCCGTTGGATCCCCGGTGCCCGTTGAACAGCCTGCCGCGGCTCCTCAGCCTGTACAGGCGCCCGCAGCTGCCCCGGTGCAGCAGGCCATCCCCGTCACTCCTGTGGCCGCGCCTATGATGCAGCAGCCTGTTGCAACTGCCGCTCCCGTGATGACCCCGCCTGCCGCTCCCGTGACCCAGCAGTTTATCCCCCAGCCCGCTGCGCCGACACAGTCTCAGCAGGGCATCACTTGTGAGCAGATCATCAACGCTGCCATGCCGCTGATGAACAGCAACCCTGCCTTTGCAATGCAGCTGCAGGGCATCCTTGCAAAGTATGGCGTTCAGGCTGTCACCCAAATTCCCGAAAATATGCTGCCCAATGTGGCCGCGGATCTCCGCGCCCTTGGCGCAAAGATTTAAGGGAGGGCCATTATGGCAAGCCCTGAAATTCACGCCAAGTGTGGCGCGTCCAATGCGTACCGCTATCTGGCCTGTACCGCGTCGCCCACGTTTGAGGCGCAGTTCCCGGCCAGTACGAGCATCTATGCCGAGGAGGGAACGCTGGCGCACAGCATTTGCGAACTGTTCGTCAAGACCCACAGCGATGCAGACGCGATGGCCGAAGAACTGCGCTCCCTGCAGCAGCACAAGCTCTATCAGCCCGAAATGCTGACCTGCGCCAAAATCTACTGTGACTGGATTATGGAAAAGGCGCTGGGCTACACCAATCCTCCGGCGATTATGACGGAGCAGCAGGTAGACTTTTCCGATGTTGTGCCGGAGGGTTTCGGTACTTGTGATTGCGTGATGATTGGCGACGACGCGCTGAACATCTTTGACTACAAACACGGCAAGGGCGTCCGTGTGGATGCCGTGGGCAATCCACAGATGCGGCTTTACGCCCTCGGTGCCCTTGCGAAGTACCGCCCCTTGTACGGCGACACCATCAAAAAAGTGCGCATGACCATCATCCAGCCTCGAATCAGCGCAGATCCGTCTGAGGACGAGATGTCTGTAGACGATCTGCTGGCATGGGGCGACCGCGTCCATCCCATTGCCGTGGAGGCGTTCAACGGCCCCGGCACATTTGTGCCCGGTGAACACTGCAAATTCTGCCGGGGCAAGGCCAAATGCCGCGCCCGTGCCAACGTCAACACCGCTCTGGAAGATTTCGCATCCTGCGTGCCCATGGGTCGTGTTCCTGCCGATGAGCCGAAAGATAATGCCTCTCGCATGGCGATGGGCCTGCAAAAGGCGTTGACGGATTCGGAAATCGGCCAACTGCTGACGCGCGGCCAGTTTTTGGTGAGTTGGTATGATGACCTGAAAGCCTATGCGCAGCAGACCATCCTCGACGGCGGCGAAATTCCCGGCTGGAAAGTCGTTGCCGGTCGTAGCGTCCGTGCGTTCCACGATACCGATGCCGCATTCCAGACGCTCATCAAGGCCGGGTATGATGAGGCTATGCTCTATGACCGCAAGCCAGTCTCCCTGTCCGAACTGGAAAAGCGGCTCGGCAAGAAAAAGTTTGCCGAACTGCTGGCCGATCAGATTGACCGCCCAATGGGCAAGCCGACACTGGTTGACGAATCTGATAATCGTGAGCCGTACAACAGCGCCGCCGCTGATTTTGGAGGAGTGAACGCCAATGTTTGACGATGATGACCATATCACCATCAGCTACTGCCATGAAGGTGAGAGCTGGTTCGAGATGGATCTTTACCTACCTATGCTAGTTACTTGCCCCAAAAACAAGATGCCTAAAATTCTCAATCAGTTCATCAAAGACGAAAAGTGCGAGGATAAGGCCAAAAAGCTGCTGGCCTACTGGGAGCGGCAGCGCGATAAGTACGAGCGTGACCGCAAGGATGCGGCAGATGCCTATGTGAACATCTCTACTGAGGTTTCAGAACTGCAAACCGTTGTCAACACCAAAAAGCACCCTGTCGGCACACGCCTGACGAAAGTCGAATTGCAGGATGCAAAAAAGCGGCTTGCAGACAAGAAAGCACTCAAAAAACGCACCCACGATACCTTGAAATACAGCTATGACCGCAAGACCCGGCTGGACTTCTTTATCGAGATGCTGAAATGTCACCCTAAATTGCAATGGATATTTTCTGAGGAGGTACAGAAATGAAAGTTGATAAAAACAGCCCTTTGGGCGAAATGCTCTTGAAAATGGCCGCCGAACATGACCCGAAACTGCGCAGGGCCATCCGCAACGATGAAGTCGGCGACCTGAACATCATCGCCCTCGGCGCACCCGATGATGAAATCAAAGATTTGCTGGAATCCTTGTTTATGGGCGAGGACAAATGCAAGAACTGCGAGGAAGTCAAGGCGGCTACACCCACTGATGCGGATGATGCATCCAATCTTGATGCCCTTCTGGACGAACTGCGCAATCTGGCTTGCGATGACGATACCCCGGAGGCCGTTGCCATGCCCTCCCGCATCGTGCTGTTGTCCAATGACATCATGCAAATTCTTAATCACCTGCCGCATCTTATTGCACCCAAAAAGGACGTGCCCTATACCGTGCGCCGCGCCGAGATGCTGGGTGCCATCAAAGACGCAATGCTCGATGCCCGTGCGGATATCGTAACCGTTCTGGCTCGCTATCCCGAATTTGCTGAAATCACGGATAAATACTTCGATGACGACGAAGAAGATACCGCCGAAACCGAATAAAGAAAGGAAATGTGTCATGTATAACAACGATGCACAGAGATGTTTGACCGGCGAGGTTCGCCTGTCCTATGTTAACCTCGACAAGCCCCGTCAGCCGCAGGGCGGCGTGGGCGATGCCAAGTACAGCGCCACCTTGCTAATTCCCAAGACCGACACCGCCACTATCGCAGATTTCCGTGCCGCTATTCAGGCGGCAGCGCAAATCGGCGCGGGGACGCTGTGGGGCGGTATCATCCCGCCGAATCTGGATTCCATCATCCACGACGGCGACGGTGTACGCCCCAGCGGCATCCCGTTTGGCGATGAGTGTCACGGATGCTGGGTCATCACCGCCAGCTCCAAAAACAAGCCGCAGGTCGTCGGACAGGACAACATCAATGTCGAACTGGCCCCGCAGGACATCTACAGCGGTATGTACGCCCGTGTGACCGTCCGCTTCTATCCCTTTAACACCGCTGGCAAGCGCGGTGTCGGCTGTGGGCTGGGCAACGTGATGAAAACCCGTGACGGTGAGCCGCTGTCTGGTGGTGCATCTGCTGCCGCTGACTTTGCCGGTATTGGCAACGCCGTGGTCCCGGCTCCTGGTGGTATGCCAGGCACTCCGATGCAGCAGAGCTGGCCGCAGGCAAACCCTGTGCCGACTGCCGCTCCGGCTGCGCCCGTGTACCAACCGCCCTACTCCGCGCCTGCCGCAAATCCGGTACCGTGGAATGGCGCTACACAGACATATGCTTCTGGTGACGCTGTGAATCCGCTGACCGGGAAATCGATGTAACACTCCCCCGCAGGGTGCTTGATGCTCTATTTGACCCAGCTACCACGCTTTTCGGCAAGGTACTGGTAATTAAATAACCATCCACCTCTTTCTATACCGGGAGGGGCTACGGTCCCTCCTCTCATGTACTCGGATAGCTCAATGGCAGAGCAAGCGCGCGATGTCGGTTCAACTCCGGCTCCGGGGCAGAAATCAAGAGGAAATCCAAGCCCGTACATAAAGGAAAGGAACTTACAAATGAGCCTTGCAACTTTGCGTAAAAACGTCTGTACCAATATTGACATCGGTACTGCTCTGAAAGAAATCGCAGCAAATCCCCACATTGGCGATGAGCTGGCTTTTGACCTGCTGGATGGTCGTCACATCGAGTGCGCTGTCACTGACATCAACGATAATGCAATCCGCTTTGATTCTGTGGATTGCCTCGGTGACGACATGACCTATGGTAAGGTCGAAAAATGGCTTGACCGCATCGACCATCTGCTGCCTGATGAACTGCAACAGGCCATCATTGACACTGAGCGAAAGCACGTCATCAACGGCAAAAAGATGGACCGTCTTGAGCGCCTGTTCCTGCCTGCCGCGTCTGAACTGTTTAGCGGCGACAATGTTCTCGGTGACAAGGGGCTGTACAAGCAGATTGACTGGTACAAAGACCGTCGCCACCGCATGAGAATGGATGAACACAACGGCGATTCTACTGCCTATTGGACATCTTCTCAGCGCTCCGGCAACTCTACCAGCTTCTGCGATGTGAGCAGCAGCGGCGATGCGGGCACCAACGACGCCTCCAGCACGTGGCTGTCCGCGCCCGTCTGC